AAATCTAACTTAAAGGAGACTTAAACAAATGAGTAACGCTACTGTTACATTTATAGGTGCGGACGACAAAGTAACGACTACTATGGCCGATGAACGTGCTTTGTACCTCAAAATGTTCGCTGGTGAAGTGCTGACTGCATTTCCTGAGTATACGATCTTTATTGATAAACATAAGGTCAAACAAAGTACGAATGGAAAGTCTGCACAGTTTCCGTTGATCGGACGGATGCCTGCGGCAGAGTATCATACTCCCGGCGAGGAGATACTTGGGCAGGAAGCTCCCCTATCTGAGCGTGTAATCACAATAGATAGGTTACTGATATCCCATTTGTTCACGGATAATCTTGACGAAAAGTTAGCCCATTTTGAAGCTCGTGGAGAACTTTCTCGTAACATGAGTATTCGACTGGCTCAGACTTATGACAACCATGTTGCTCGTAATCTAATTGATGCCTCGAATACCGCTACGGCAATCGCTTCTGATAGCACACTTGCCGGTTCTAAGATCACTGACGCTGAGTTTGATGACTCCACTGCTGCCACTAAGTTGGCTGCGTGGGTTGACGGACTGTTCTATTGTCGTGAACTTATGGATAGCAAATGGGTAAACGATGGTACAATTTGGGCGGCAATGCTCCCGGCTACTTATTACTTCCTGGTTCAACAGGCTATGAGTTCCGGGTATTCCTTGATTGATACCAGAATTGATGGTGCTGGTAGTATTTCTAAGGGTAAGATCACTGAGTTGGCTGGTACGCAACTTATTTCTTTTCCTGGACTTCCTACTTCGGATTACTCAGCAGAAGACTTTCATGCTATCAATTGTGAAAATACAGTTGGCATAGTGTGGACGAAATCTGCTGTAGGTACAGTTAAAGCTTTTGATATTGGGGTCGAAACAGAGTATAAAGTTTCTCGACAGGGTACTCTCATTGTGGCTAAGTACGCCATGGGTCACGGTGTCCTTCAGCCTGAGTGCGCCATTCAGCTTGAAACTGCGTAATTTACTTGGGGAGTTGACTTATATGTTAACTCCCTTTAACTCTTTGATTTCTGCTTTTGGCAGATAAGGAGAAAACTTAATAATGATTTATAAAGATATAATTAATTATTCCAAAGGTTGGAATAACGTTAGCGACCAAACTAAACTTGAAACACAAGATTCTTATCGAGGAGAAGTTGGTCGAGTACTATTAGGCGAAGCAGTTGATAAAAATGATCTACTTTATCCGGTGTTGACTTCTCTTGGTACTGTAAAAGAATGGAAACAGTGTGATGCCAATGTTGCTGGCTATATGCCGGGACAGGCCATTGCTCTTGAAGATGGGTCTGATGGACAGCGAATTAAAGCTCTATTCCGTGGATTTGTTAAGGATCAGGATTTTGATTATGGTACTCGTGCTACTGGTACGATTACTTTATCCGGTACGGTTACAGAAGGTGATAAGATTGTTCTTGGTGAGAAGCTTCATCCTTATTGTCTTATGTTTACTGCTGCTGCTGGTACATCTTCAACTGATAAAATTGCAGCTACAGCAACTCTTACTACAACTGGTATCCCCGTTAATGGTGAGACTATCACTATTGATGATGTTGTCTTTGAGGTTACCGAAGGTGAAGACATTGCTGCTGGCTCTGATTTTGCCATTGATTGCAGCGCTGGTTTAACCCAGACGGTATTTGAGTCTGCTATTGAAGCTGCTCTCGATCAAGCTATTGCTGGTGGTCGACTGGATATTTCCTATGTTGCCTTTACTGGTAACGATTGTGTAATCACTCTTGGTGGTTATGCTGACTCTTATGTTGGTCTTGAACAGAATGATGTTGCTACGACTGAGGACTGCACGAATGCTGAGTTTGGCGCTACTACCTTCTTGGGTGGTGTTCCGGCTGTTAACTATGAGATGGCTGGTACGTTAACTATTGCTGCTGCAAAGGTTCTCTTAACGGCTGGTATTACGTGGGCAATTGCTAACGGCCTGGATATAACTCAGGCTGATTGGTCTACTAATGATCTTGTCCTAACTGCTGGTGATGATCACAAGGGCTACAAAGGTAATAACCTTCAGATGGCAGAAGTTGATCTTGCTGGTACGCTTGATGCTGGCTCTAACTTAGCTGTTAGTGGAACAGCCTTCTCTGGTGGTGTTGAGGGTGGAATCCTTTGGGCTTCTGAAGATAAAGGTCTGATGACTCTAACCAGACCGTATACTGCTGGTGTTAAGTGTCAACAGGTTGGTTATGCGGTTGAAGCAGATAAATTCTTCTTTAATCCTAATCCGGTTGAGAATGAATACAAGGGAAGCTCTATTACCTTTCCTGCTGCTGCTGGTGTAACTAATACTGGTGGCGATACCAATGAAGCCTATCAATGGATAAATGAAAACGGTGAGCTTGTTACTGATCTCTTTATTGATATTACTTCTTTAAAGGGTGCTGGTAATACTGCACGTGATGTTATCGGTACTGCTGCTGCTTCTTATCTTATGAAGAATACTGTGGCTACTTATGGTTACATTACCCGTATTGAGATGACTTGTCTTGAACTTCCTGCTGGCTGTGGATCTACTGTAGATATTGATCTTGAAGCTGAAGCTGCTGGAGACATTCAGGTTGATGGTGCTTGTTCTGATGAAGTACTTATCGCTTCCGGTGGTTGGTCTGCTGGTAAGAAAGTTGTATCTGATCAGTTAATAGTGGCTGATCGTTACATCTATCTCACAGAAGGTGACACCAATGGTGATAATACTGCGTTTACTGCTGGACAGTTTCATATCAGATTTATCGCTAACAACATGACTTTTGGACGATAATACTTAATATTACAGGGGGGATAGCTTAATGCTGTCTCCCCTTTTTTTACTTTTTATATGTTACTTTAGTATTCGTAAGATCACATAAGATTTGTGTTATGTTACGAATACTAAACGAAAGGAGAATATAAATTGGCTTACGGAGATTACGGAAAGACGACTGAACTTGAAGCAGTAAACATCTGCCTTGGTAGTATAGGAGAACAAGGAGTAACCTCAATACCAGATAGTGGTATTTCTAAAGCTACCATAGCAAGAGACCTATTGTACGAATTTAGTAGGCAAGAGCAATCTAAAGGGCTGGCCTGCAATAAAGATACTGAGTATGAATTAACTGCAAGTGAAAGTGAGATAGCTGTTCCAGCTACCGCTATTGCGATTGATCCTTCTTATAATTGTGATAACAGATATGTAGAACGAAACAGTAAAATCTATGATCGAGAAGATCAGACATATACGTTAACAATAGATTCACTTTATGTTGACATCATTTGGTTCTTAGAGTGGACACTATTACCAGAGCATGTCAGGCGATATATAACAATTAAAGCCGCAAGGGTGTTCCAGAAAAGATACTTGTCAGATGAGAACCTTCATAAATTCACAGAAATAGACGAGTATGATGCTAAGGCAGAATTTGAAAGAAAAGAATTAGATATAGAAGATTTCTCTTTGATTGATAATCTTAATGTGAATCCAAGAGTTTACAGAAGGCGAAGATAATTATGAGCAATAATATTGTTTCAACTATTCCTTCATTTATTGGAGGAGTTAGTCAACAGAGTCCAGCCTTAAGGTTGAAAACTCAATGTGACGCTTTAGATAACGGTCATGCTACAATTAGTGATGGGTTAATTAAAAGACCGAATGCTGATTTAGTAGCAGTCTTAGGGTCTATCACGGCTCCTACAGGAATGAAAGTTCATAAAATTTATAGAGATGTATCAGAAAAATATATTGCAATATTTACCTCAGATTCGACTAATCCTATCAGAGTATTTGAACTTGATGGTACAGAAATATCGACTGTTAGGTATGGTTACTACGATTCAAGTGATACATTTATTGCAGATAATGACAAGAAAAAATATCTTAGCGATGGTGGTATAACAGACGCCAAGAAAGAAATTAAAGCTGTGTCGGTTGCGGATTATACTATTGTAATTAACACTCAGAAAACTACAGCAACAAAGGACACTACAACTACCGCACAGAAAGATGCTGCCTATGTTTACTTTAAAGGTGTCCATAAAGGCCAGTATCAGATAACATATAAGTTTACAGTAGATGACGCTAATCATTCTGTAACGAAATCACATACCGTTGCTTATGTAGACGGTGTTTTAAACTATGATTGCGATAGTCTGCTTGATGATTTCAAAGATGACAATCCAGATGGAACTTATTTAACCTTAACAGGTACTAATAGTGTACTTAAGGTTGCCCCAAAGGCTGGTGTTGATGCTAACTCGTTACGAGTTCATGTATCAGATCCTTATGGTGGACAAGACCTTATACCGATCAACTATGCTGAAGTAGATAGTATAGACTCCCTTCCTCCAAGTATGCCGGAAGATGTTGTAATTAAAATTGGTGGGAATGGAGACATTGCACAAGATGATTATTACATGAAGTTCCACTATGAAGAGAAGAAATGGGTAGAAGATGTTGGCTTTGGGTTATCATATGAGTTTGATCCTGATACCATGCCTCATAGACTAATGCGTACCGGTGCAGATCAATTCACATTTGCTACAATTAATTGGGAAGATAGGACGGTAGGTGATGATGATACAAATCCTGAACCGTCTTTTATTGGTTCTGCTGTTTCCAATGTAGCCTTCGTTAAAAATAGATTATGGTTTATATCTGGTGAGAACGTAATTGGTTCTAAGGCTGGTGATTATTTTAACTTCTTTGCGAGCACTGTTATGGATATTCTTGATGATGATCCTATTGATGTTGCTGCTGCTGGTGAACAGGTTACTAAATTTCGATCAGGGAAGGGATTCGATGGGGGTCTATTCTTAATATCAGATGAAGAGCAATTTGCGTTAACATCAGGTGAACAGTTGTTAACCCCTAAGACAGTAGCAATTGATTCTACTACAGCATACACTGCTGATACCTATTGTGATCCAATTAAGTTAGGATCTGATATTTACTTTATAAGTCCTAAAGGTGCTTACATTTCAGTTAGAGATTACACTATTATGCCTGATACTTTAATGAAGAATGCATACGATATTACCGCCCATGTACCGAAGTATATCCCACTTGGTGATGCTATGTTAACAGGGTGTAACATACTTGATATGTTATTTGTTCATACTTCCGGGGATAATGATGCAATATTTACTCACAAATTTCTATGGGATGGTGAGAATAAAGTCCAACAGGCGTGGTATCGTTGGGTGTTTGCTGATGAAGTTAAGGGTATGGTTGTATTCGGAACGGTTTTATACGTCTTGTTTTATAATGCTACCGATGGATATATTTTAGAATCAATTAACTTAGAAAATATTGTAACAGATAGTCAAGACTTTCGGTATCATCTGGATCACTTAAAAGCATACGATAACGGAGTCTATGATGACACAGACACAACTTTCGATCTGGAAGTTGATGTAGGTGCTGATGGCTCTGGTTGGACTGTGATAGACGCTTCTGATAACTCTGAGGTAACTTCAGGGTTCACATTGGCTAACACTACGTTGACCTTTGCTGATACTGATGTGTCAGATAATACCTATTATGTAGGAAAAGATTACGAGATGCGAATGCGGTTCAGTCAATTCTATGTAAGAGATGGAAACGGAAACGCCATGATTGCAGGTAACCTTGTCACAAGGAATTTAACATTATCGTTTAAGGATACAGGCTATTTTGTAATTGAAGTCACCCCATTTAATAGAGACACAAACAGTGAAACATTCTCTAATACTTACTCTGGTGTAAAGGTTGGCGAGTCTGAACTTGGGGCTATAACTCTGTTAACCGGAGAGGAAGAATTTCCTATCATTGCTGATAGTCGTAGAACAATTATTGAATTGGTATCTGATAGTTACCTTCCGGTCGCCATACAGTTAGGGGCATGGTTTGCTTCTTGGGTCTACAATGGGAGAATCATATAATGTTAAAATTTAAAAGAATAACAGTAGACGACATAGACTTATTAAAAGGAATGGTTTTACGTAAGGCAGATATTAATGAGTTAATAACAGGTACAGGATTCAAAGATATATTTAAAGCAATTAGGTACTGTATTACTCATTCAGTAAAATGGACAGAGATATGTTATGATCCTGATACCAAAGAAGTTATCACTTTGTTTGGATTAGGTAAACTTGATGATAGCTGTGGGATACCATGGATGATAGCGTCCCCGACTGTAAGAAAACATAAAAAATTATTAATGAGATATTCGAGAAAGGTAATTCGTGAAATGTTTAAAGAGTTTAATATGTTAGCTAACTTTGTGGATAGTCGAAACTTAGCTCATATTCATTGGCTGAAACATATGGGATTTATTTTTGACTCTTCGTTAAACACAAAGATTGATCGAGTTCCCTTTTTATATTTCTATAAATTTAAGGAATAATTCTTTTAGAATTAAAGGAGGAAGATATATAATGTGCAATCCGGTTGCTCTGGGAGCAGTTATGGGTGGTCTACAAATGGTTTCATCTATGATGGCTACCAATGCACAAAATGAACAGGCTGAAGCTCAAGCTGAAGCTGCTAATAAAGCGGCGTCTTATGATTACCAGCAGCTTGCTGCTCAGAAGATGGAAGAAGATGAACAATCAGCACAAGAAAAACTACAGAGGCAACTTCAAACTGCAAGAGAACATAGCAGAATATCGGTTGCTATGGGTGAAGCCGGTGTCACCGGAACATCTGGATTGAGAATCTTAAATAATACACTTATGCAGGGATCGTATGATATAGGTGTAATTGAAGCTAATAGGGCTTCTAAGGCGAGACAAATTATGAGTCAAGTAGATGCGGTTCATGCTCAGAATGTAGGTCGTGTGAACCAGGCTGAAGCTAATACTGTAAGTTCTGCTATGGGGTTTCTTAATGCTGGACTTGCCGGTGTCTCTGGTGCTGCTGAAGGCTATACTATGGGTGAATCTTTCTTTAAGGGGAAGAAAATGCCAACGACTAAAAAGGTGAAATAATATGCCAAGGGAACAGAAAAAACGACTTAAAGGTCAACAGCAAACATATGCACAGCAGACGTTTGACTTTACCGTACCTCATCGGCAAGGAGCAGCAAGGCCTGTAGATCCTTATGAACAACAATTCGTAAGTTCAGGGGCTAAGAATATGTTGGACTTTGTAGAAAATGTTAGGTCTACAGGTAGAAAGGCCGTACAAGCTAATGAGATATTTAAAGGTAAGAAACGAGAAGAAGGCGCTGCTGCTGCAAGAAGAGGTGAAGAAGTTACCGGCAATGAACATTTTGCTTTCTTAGAGGGGTATGAGAATCTTAATGGTGAAGTTAGCGTAGGAGATTACAGAAATAAAACTGCTGAATTGTTATCAAAATCCGAAGATATGACTCCTGAAGAGTTTAGGGCTTCGCTCGATAGCTTATTTGTCGATAGTATTAATGGCAGATCAGACGCTTTTATTGAAGGTTTCTTCCCGAAAGCAAAGTATTATGAAGAGCAAGCTGTTAATTCCTATCAAAAGGTTCAGAGAGAGAAGTTTCTGAAAGAAAATAATACAAAACTTACAGCTAAATTTAGTGACGATTTAGCTATTATTTACTCAAAAGATAATGAGTTATCATTCACAGAAAGGGCAGAAGAACTTCATAAATCTCTGGTTAAACAGCAAGAGTTTGCTGTGAAATATAAGATTGGGTCTAAGAGTGACGTTAGTAGGGTGTTTGTAGATACCTTAATAAATAAGGCAATAATATCAGGGAACCCCCAATTACTTGATGCATTCACAATACAAGATAAAGATGGCATTCGTCTTATGGACGTAGATGAGTTTTCTACTAAAATAGGAAATGCTAAGATAAGGGCAGAAAATGTCAAGGAAGCTAACGAAAATGCGAAGGAAGAGGCTAACAAGGATGCTACCAAAAAGTTATCTGAAAAGTTGCAAAGAACTATTCATAAGGCAATAGTAGATAACGACATGGCAGCCGCTCGTCAAGATATTCTTACATATGAAGACTATTTACCTCCCAATGTGTTTGGAAAATTATTAAGAGAAGTAGATAAGGGCACGGATGAGTCCTCTTTTGGAGAATACACCAATGCTGACACTCATAGAAATATGTATAATAAAGCATGTTATGGAGAGTTAACTCCTGATGACTTTCGTCTTAACAGAATGAGTTTAACAAAATCTGACTATATTCAGTTAGGCGAAGTAAACGCTCGTGCGAAGGCTTCTATCGCTAAAAGTGGAAGCAGACCTCAATATATGAGGAAAGCAGATGAATACAAAAACCTATTAAAAACATTGGTAACTGGTGACTCGTTTGTAAACCTGTATAAACTACCAGAAAAGCAAAAGATTGCAAGAGCTACCCATTTATGGAATATGGCAATCCAAGAAGAGTTAGAGAAAAATGGATCAGAGAATTTAAACTTTGAGTTCTTTGATAAGACTATGAATAAGATAGTTAAATCTATAACATCTGGAGAAGATGATAAGAATAAAGCTGAAAAGAAAGGTGGTTTTATTGGGAGTGAGAAAAGAGATGCTGAAGTGGACGTGCTTCCAAAATATAACTAAAATAAGGATTAAATATGGTTGATATTAATGTGGATTACAATGAGTTCATTGAAGAAGCCGCAAAAGAACATAAGGTAGACCCTAATCTTGTCAGAGCAGTTATTCATACTGAAAGTAACAATAACCCAACTGCTACGTCAGGTAAGGGTGCTGGTGGACTTATGCAGATAATGCCTGAAACTGCTAAAGAATTAGGCATTAAAGATGTTTATAATCCTAAAGAAAATATTTATGGTGGAACGAAATATCTTGCACAAAAGTTAAAGGAAACCGGGGGAGATGAAGATCTTGCCCTTGCTTCATATAATGCTGGCTATGGTAACGTACAAAAGTATGGTGGAATACCACCTTTCAAAGAAACTCAGGACTATGTAAAAAAGGTAAGGTCAAAATATGATGAGTTGACCGGAAAGTCTACCTATCAAGGCCATGGTGTTACCGGGGATCTTCCTCCTATTAAAATTCCCTGGACTATAGAACGTGTCGAGGAAGCCTACAATCGTGGAGAATTAAGTCCTGAAGCTGCTACAGAATTAGACCTAAAAATTCAGCTTCAAGGTAACATCTATGAGATGGATGAAGTTGCCATTGATATTGCACATCGTAAAGGTATGATAACCGATTCCCAATATGGTAACTGGAAGATGAAAAATCAGATGCCATTTTGGTTTCAAGTTGCCGACTTTGGTAAAGCTGCTGGTAAAGCTCTTGAAGATGAACTCCAATCAAATATTAATGCCGGAATAGAACTATTCAACTTTGCCTTAAAGGATGAATACGACATCGAATCGGTTGATTTTGATGTTGTCGAGGAACCTCAGACTCTTACCGGAGATATCCTGAAGGGTGGACTTCAGTTTGCTATTCCGTTCATAGCTGCTGGCAAATTGTTAAAATGTAGTTCACTCCTGAGTAAACTTGGGCAGTCAAAAATTGTTGCTAATGCTGTAGCAAAATATCCTAAGTTGATGCCGATGATACAGGAATCAGCTAAGTTTATGGCTCAGGGTGCGGTTGCTGACTATGTTGCCTTTGATGCTTACGAAGGACGACTTAGTGACCTCATGGCAGACTATAATTTGTTACCAGAATATTTAACCTTCATGAGAACAAATCCGAATAATCCGGCCCCACTGGAAAGACTTAAAACTGCACTTGAAGGTATGGGCATAGGTCTTGCCGTTGATGCTGTGTTGATGTCGCTACGAGGAACTAAGGTTGTTTTGCATCAAAGATGGAATAACAGAAGAGACAGGATAGCCAAGAACTATAAAGATAAATATCCTGATATGATTGATGATGTAGACGGTTATCGTAACAGTAAGATATGGGAAGGGAAACTTAAATCTCACCATGTAGACGATACGAAGGTATCTGATATTCCCGAAGGGTCTACTAAGGGTAAAGAAAAGATCGTTGATCCTGAGCGACCTGACAAGCCCATTTCCCCGGTAAAAATAGGTAAAGTTTTTAATAGAACAAAAGAAGGTCTCGATCCTGAGTTTACTGACAACTTTATGCAAAAAATTGAAGAAGCTGACGGTGCTGTAGATTTATTTGGTCATATTATGGATGAAATGCCATATACGAAAGGTGTTCAGACCCATAAGATGACTGAGGAGTTAGCATATAAAGGTATCTCAAAGATCGCTAAAAAATATGGTGGACAACCAAGACTGATGGCAAAGGCTTTAATGAATGAGTTCGATAATATTAAAGTTGATAACATTGTCGAAAAGGTTCGTGGATTTGATATGTTTGCGGTAAGGTATGCTAAGGAGGTTCAGAAACTTTGTAAGGAAGTTGGTAAAAACGGAACCCCTGAAGAAGTGTTAAAGGCGAAACAACATTTAGTAACCCTGTCTGAACTTCAAGATAGACTTTATGGTATCAGGACAGATAGTGGTAGACTTCTCAATCAATGGAAGATGGCTCGGAAAGAATCCAGATTTAAAATTAGTGATCTTCTGTTAGAAGAGAATATGGACAACTTAGAAAATATCCGTAAAGTTATTAGTATAGTTGGAGACAACACAAAAGCTGGCCCAGTGCTGGAACAGGCACGTTATCTTCATAAGGGAGGATGGGCTAACTTTATGTTGACTTATTCCCAAACATCAAAGTTGTTTGGATTAGCTACCCATGCCAGAAATATTGTATCTCAAACTGGTGCGTTAGTGACAAAATTAACAGCACGTGGAATTGGTTCTACTATACAAGCACTTGTTACCAGAGATTCACGACACCTAAAGGCTTATAAGGCTGAAATAATTGGGCTTGGTCATGGGTGGGAAATGGCAATGAAAGGTATGAAAAACCTAAGCTCTACATGGCGTGAAGCAAAAGAGCTTAATGTTCCATTTGCTCAGGCTGTTAGGGAGAATCCAGATATTGGTAACTTTTGGAAAGCTACCATAGGACGGAAACCTGTGCTTGATTCATCTTCTAAAATTGATGCATCTGAGGCCGTCATAAGGGCTCGATTAGGTGGACTCGGTACTGTTGCGGATACCTTAATGAAAGTGCCTTTTCATGCTTTAGTCGGGGTAGATGAAGCCTTTAAAAATGTTGCTTCCTATTCCGATTACTTCGGAAAAATCGTGAACGAAGGCATGGATTTAGGTAAACATGGAGATGATCTTTTTAATTATCTAAAGGAAGAGGTGGATAAGGGTAGACCCGATCTTCTAAAGGAAAGTCTTGGGGCTGGCCGAGAGGTTACGTACCAAGAAGACTTAGGGGATACATCAAGAAAACTTCTTAACTTTTTGAGTAACACTAAATTAGGTTTAGGTATTAGGGCGCTCTATGTACCTTTTTATACCATTGCCATTAACTTGGCTAAATATCCAGTTAAGAACTCAATCCTTGGACTTGCTGCTAAGAGTGTAAGGAGAGACCTTGCGGCCGGTGGTGTTAAGGGTTATGAAACCGCAACTAAAATAGCGTTCGGAACTGGAATGACTATTTGGGGTTGGGGTTTACACGCTGATGGAAGAATAACTGGTACAATTTTACCTGAAGATAGAGAAACTTATAGGGCTGCAAATAGGTTAGAATTTAGTTATAAAGCGGATAACGGGAAGAGCTATTCTTTATTGAGTGGTGCTCCCTTTTCTCTATGGCTTTTACTCGGAGCTAATTTACATAGAACATACGATGAATATCAAAATTATAGGAATGATCCTGCAATAGATAAAGAAGCTGATAAAGTATTTGCGGCGTTAGCGTCAATTCCTATAGATTATGTAGTTGGAAATACCT